ACAACTATTGTTGGAGAACCTACAGAAGAACTAGAAGACCAAGCAAGGCGAGTTCGTGATTATATGAATTATCAAATAACACAACTTATGCCTGAATACTTTCCTGATTTAGATACAATGTTGTTTCAGTTGCCATTAATTGGTCATGCTTTTAAAAAAGTATATTTTGATACAAATCTTGGCAGACAATGTTCACAATTCGTAAAAGCAGAAGATTTTATAGTAGCACCTGATAGTAAAGATTTATATACCTCAATTAGATATTCACACATAATTAGATTACCAAGAAACGATTATAATAGATATGTTGAAAGTGGTTATTATTTACCAATTAAATATATCGGTAGTGATTATGACCCATCAGGAGATATTGGAGAACAAATTGAAGGTGTATCTTCTATGGGAGATGAAGAACACAATGAAACAGTTACATTAATAGAGATGCATGTTTATGAAACATTCGATGGCATTGATGGTGTTTCAGATGATGAAGAAAATGAAGATATGGTTGCTTTCCCATATGTTGTAACAATTGATTATGATTCACAAAAGATTGTTTCTATAAGAAGAAATTGGGAACAAAATGATGAAAAGAAATTAAGACAAGATTATTTTGTATCATATAGATTTTTGCCCGGCACAGGCTTTTATGGTTTTGGTTTGTATCATCTTATAGGTGGTCTTGGCAAAGCCGCCACAGGTGCATTAAGAGCCTTATTAGATAGTGCCGCTTTTTCTAACATGCAGGGTGGATTTAAATTAAAAGGTCGTGTAACAGGTGGTGAATTACAAGTAAATCCCGGTGAATTTGCAGATTTAGAGGCTACAGTAGATGATGTAAACAAAGCAATCATGCCATTACCATTTAAAGAGCCATCAGGAACATTATTTAATTTAATGAACGCAATTGTGCAAGCAGGACAAAGATTTGCAAGTACAGCAGATTTAAATGTAGGCGATGTAAACCCAAATGCACCAGTAGGTTCAACAGTTGCCTTGATAGAACAAGGAAGTAAGGCATTTAGTGCAATTCATAAGAGATTGCATTATTCACAAGGACAAGAATTTAAATTAATTGCAAAATCAAACGCAAAGTTCTTGCCTGAAAAATTTGAATTTAGCTTATCAGGTGTAACTCAATTTGTAATGTCAGCAGATTTTGACAGTACAATAGATATAATACCAGTATCAGACCCTAATGTATTCTCTACAGCACAAAGAATAGCACAAGCACAATCTGTTTTACAATTATCACAAACAGCACCTAATCTTTATGACCAATATGAAACACATAAAAGAATGTTAGAGTCATTAAGAATACCAAATATAGGCGAAGTGTTAAAAGAACCTGAGGAAGCATCAAGAATAGATCCAGTAGATGAAAATATGTCTATCATGTATGGTAAACCAATAAGAGCATTTCCTGAACAAGACCATGATGCACATATAAGTGTTCATATGCAATTTTTGATGGACCCATCATTAGGTGGCAATCCCGGTGCTAGAAATTTACAACCAGTATTAATTGCACATATAGCAGAACACATAGCATTATTGTATAGACAACGTATGCAAACAGCAATTGGTATGAATTTAGCACCTTTACCTGATGTAAGAGATGATAAATTTAAATTTGAAGATATTTCTCCTGAAATGGATATGTTAATATCACAAAGAGCCGCCGAAGTTGTTAAACAATCCCCACAAATGGCACAAATAGATGCGATTACAAATATGGGACAAGGACAACAACAAGGTAATCCTTTACAACTTGCACAACAACTTGCACAATTAGAAGCACAAATGTTGCAAATGAAAACACAACAAGAATTACAGATTACAGAAGCAAAAGCAAAACAAGAAATGGCAATCAAAGATGCAGAAACAAAACAAAAATTAGCTATTGAACAAGCTGAATTAAATCAAGATTTACAGGCAAAAATGACTAAATTACAATTAGAATTACAAATAATTAGAGATAAATACCAAGCAAAACAAGGAGGTTAAAATGCCCGGACATATGGATAAAGGAACAAAAAATTATCGTAATATGATGAAAAGAATGGAGGGCATGGACATGGGAGGTCCAATGTCTGATAGAGAAAGAGATTTGTTATCTCAAATGACAGATATTGCTAATCCTATGGTCAGAGGTGGTGGTTCAGGCTCAACATCTGATGCAGAATTTAAAGCATTTCAAGATGCAGTAAAAGGTTCTGCAATGGCAGGAATTGGTGGAAGTGTTAGTGATGCAGAAATGGAATTATTATCAGATACATTTGGCTCTAATCTTACAGATTTAATAAGAAATGCATTTGAAGGATTAAGAAGCATGGGTATATCTACTGAAGATGCAATAGAGGCTTTATTAATGTCAAATAATAAAATGGAAACGCCAATGTCAATGACAGAAGGTGCTTTAGGTTCTTTACCTGAAAGACCAATGATGCGACCTAAGCAAATGCCTGAAAGATTAGATGCAGATAGAACACAAAGCATGGACATGCAAAAGACAGGCATGGGAACATAGGTATTTAAATGGCTAAAGAACCTTTTTCATTAAGAGATTTAGGTACCTTAAAATCAGGTATTTTAGCTGAAGAAGCAGGTTTTAAGCCATTTGAAAGTTTTTCTTTTGGTAAAGATTTTACATTACGACCTGAAACAGCATTGAGTGCATTATTGCCATTTGGCGATGTTCAAATATTAGGTCAAGCTATTGGCAAATTTCAAACGGAAGATGCATCAAACAGATTATTAAATAGAGATGTTCCTTTTCAACAAACACTTAAGGGTGCAGGAACAGGTGGAAGTGCTACACAACAAATTATTAATGAAATAAAGGCACAAAAAGCACAAGATCAATTTTCTACAGAACCTAATATTACTCGTGATGACATACAAAAATATGTTGCAAGTAAAAGACCTGATTTAGATTTGGCACCAATACAAACACCAGTTTATACTAAAAAACAACTAGATGCTAAAACTACAGATTTTTTTAGACCAGAACAAGAATATACAACACAACCTTTTGCTAGAGGTTCTGATGTTAGATCGAGAGGTTTTAAATCATATACAAAACCAGAAGTGTTGATGACAGAAACTGGAGAATTTGATGCACCAACTGGCAGAACATTTGGACAAGCATTTAAATCAGGAGATTTAGATTCAGAAATAAAATCATTAGATCAATTTGCAGAAGATAAAATAAATCAAGTAAATTTTGGCACAAGAGATGAAAAAGGTAATTTCGTAGGTGCAAAAGGTTATGACCCAGCATTTGCAAGAGCAGTAACATTAGAGAATCAAGGCGATAGTGCAAATGCAGATACCACTTTTATATGTACCGTTTTGTTTGAAATGAATATATTACCTATGAGTATATACAAATATGATCAAAGATATGGTCAACAAGTAAACAGAAAAATATATAATGGTTATGCATTATGGGGGAAACCATTAGCAGAAAGAATAAGAAAACAAGGTTTAACCTACAAAATTATAACACCAATAGCATGTGCATGGGCAGAACAAATGGCATATGATTTATCAGATGGTAAGGTAGGTAAAAACAGAATATCAATGAAGATAGGTAAATTTTTGGGAGAAACAATATGTTATTTATTAGGGTTGTTTATTAAACCAAAAGGAGAAAAAAATGGCAGAACACACACTAGAAATAGGAAACATGGAACGGAACGAAGAACTGTTCATGGAAAAAATGGGGTTCCCAAGGGACGCGGAAGGCCTAGAATTAAGCGACGAGCAACTAATTAATTTTCTTTTATTATGTTATCAAGGACAAATTCTTCCAGAAGAAGAAGAAGAAATGGAAGAAGAACATGGTGATGTAAAAGTTAAAATTATTAAAATGGATAGTGGTAACACTCATGAAATGATGAATGACATACTGGGTCCAATGGGTCCAAAGGTGATGTAATGCCATTTAGTAAATATTCAAAAAAACAAAAAAATTTAGCTAGAATAGCAAAACCAAGAAACAAAATTACTGGTGCAGATCTAGCAAAATTAAGAAAAGGAAAAAAGAATGGCAAAAAAGGCAAAAAAATCAAAGTCTAAAAAGACAAAAGCTGTACCTACTAATCCTAAATTATATGCAAGAATAAAAGCTAAAACAAAGGCTAAATTTGATGTTTATCCAAGTGCTTATGCAAATGCCTATTTGGTTCGTGAGTACAAAAAAGCTGGTGGTGGTTATAGAACTAAAAAGGCATAATTATGGCAAAACCTAAAGGCAAAGGCACATTACATAATTGGTTTAAAAAAGAGAAGTGGGTAGATATATCAGCACCAAAAAAAGGTGGTGGCTTTGAAAAATGTGGTAGAAAATCTGCAAAGAAAAGCAAAAGAGGTTATCCAAAATGTGTACCACAAGCTAAAGCCAATAGAATGACAAAATCACAAATAAAATCGGCAGTTAAAAGAAAAAGAGCTAATCCTATGGGAAAGGTAAAAACATTTGTAAAGAAGAAGAAAAATGGCACCAAGAAAAAAGCCTGACCCTAAAAAAGGCACTGGTAAAAAGCCAAAAGGAAGTGGTAGAAGATTATACACAGATGAAAATCCAAAAGACACAGTCAGTATTAAATTCGCCACACCTACAGACGCAAGAAAGACGGTTACTAAAGTTAAAAAAATCAATAAGCCATATGCGAGAAAGATACAAATACTTACAGTCGGTGAACAAAGAGCAAAAGTGATGGGAAAAACAGAGGTTGCAAGTATATTTAAAAAGGCAAAGAAAACATTAAAATCGCAAAAGGAGAAAAAAGATGGCAAAAAAAGCAGTAGAAGCGCCTAAAGGGTTCCATTGGATGCGAGATGGTAAAAGTTATAAATTAATGAAAAACCCTGCTGGTGGATATAAACCACACAAAGGTTCTAGTTTAAAAGCATCTTTTGAAATACAAAAAATACATAAAGGCAAATAATGGCAAAAACAACACCATTATTTAGAATATTATCAGGTGCATTAGGCGATTTAATTTCTGATAGAATGACAAAAGATGTTGGTGCATTAGGTAATTTATCTAATGAAAATGTACAAAGAAAAAAACCATCTGGAATGTTAAAAATAGGCGATGATGGTAATTTAGAACCAGTATCTGATGTAGAACAAAGAAAAATAAATATGCGAATAGATAATATGTCAGATGAACAAAGAGAAAAAAACAGAAGAAGGGCATCAAACGAATTTTTTGGCTTAGGTGAAATATTTAGTAAAATGGAAGATTTAGGTATTGAATTTGTTGAAAAACCAATGAGAAAAAATTTTGACGAACCAATGACTAATAAACAGATGAGTGATAAAATGGATTTATTAGAAAGTTTGCCACAATTTAAAAATTTAAGTGAATCTGATAAATTTGAGGCAAGTGGCATATTGTCAGAAATAGGTGCCAAGCCACCTAGTGTAACTTATGATTATGAAATACCAGAAATAGAAAAAGAATTAGGTTACGAATTTCCAGCAATAGATATAGATGACGTATTAACTGACCCAACCAAACTATTATCAGATGTTAAAAAAGATAGTCCTGCATTTTATGTTAAGGGTAAACCATTTATTGTTTTAGATGAAAGAAATAATAAGGCTTTTTTTGCTGATTTTGGTATGGGACAATCATTTATAAGAAATTGGGCACCTATAAAAATGACGAGTGAAGAATAATGGCAGAATATAAGGGCAAAAAGGTTACATTAAACAAGCCTAGACGCATCAGGAAAGGCGAAACATCTTATGGCAAGAAAAAGTCAGTTGTTTTTGTAATGAGTGGCGATAAGGTCAAAAAAATAACTTTTGGTGACCCTAATATGAGAATTAAGAAAACATCTCCTGCTAGAAGAAAATCTTTTAGAGCAAGACATAGATGCGACACAGCTAAAGATAAAACAACTGCTAGATATTGGTCATGTCGAGCTTGGTAAATGAGAAAAAACAATGGATATAAAGATTATAGAAAATTTTTTACCTGATAAAATATTTCAAAATATATATAATACAATATCAAATGGTGAATTTGTTTGGCAATATTGTGATGGTGTTGCTTATTTAGAACAACATAGAAAAGAAAATGGTTTATCAGAACATGATAATAATTTTATGTTCACACATACAATATATGACCATGGAATGCCTACCTCAGGTTATTACAATGATTTTTTTCCTGATATCGAAGGTTGTTTGTATCAAAAAGCTAATATTGACATAAAAGCAATTATAAGAATCAAATGCAATCTATATACAAGGACAGAAAAAATTATACAACATGATATGCATGAAGATTATCCATTTAATCATATAGCAGGACTTTTAAGTTTAAATAATAATGATGGTTATACAATATTTAAAGATGGTACAAAAATAGAAAGTGTTGCAAATAGAATGATAATATTTGATGGACATGATAAACATGCATCAACAACATGCACAAATAAGAAAAGAAGATTAAATATTAATTTTAATTTATTATAGAGAATAATGTTTAGATGGCAAAAGGGTTAGCAAAATTATTTAAATTTGGCTTTGGTGCATTAGATGATTTAGGTATGTTTTCTCCTACAGAAAAAGCTATTGATATGTTGCCACAACAAATAGGCACACCTGAACAAATGTTTTCACAAATAGGTAAAATAGGTGGAAAAGGTGCAAAAGAAGAAATGTTATTTACTGGCATAGAAGATGCATTTGCCACTGCACCAAAAGTAACAACAAAAGAATTAAAAGATTATTTATCAGATAATAAAACAAGAATTAATGAAATAGTAAAAAGTGATGTTAATGCTAAAAAAGCTGGACAATTAAATACTTTTAAAGATTTTTTTCCTTTCTCAATAAAAAATATAATGATAGATGGTACAAACAGAGGCGAAAGAACTGTTAATGATATTTTAGATAAATTAGCAATAGATGATGAACCTACGAAAAAATTACTCGATTATATTTCAAATGACCCTGCTAGAACAGGAACATTGGATAATCCATATGTTAACAAAATAGACGAATCAGAATTATCAAGCGAATTTTCAGAATTAATTATGGACAAACAACTTGGAAAAACCTCTCCCACTATAAAAGCAAAAGATTTGTATGATAAAGAAACTAAAAATTTAATAAAATTTAGATTTACAGAAAATTTAACAGGCGATAGTGATTTTGCATATACTATTAGAGGTAATAAAAATGTTGGATTTGAAGTAACATATAGTAAAAATACAGATAAAGATTTTATTGATTCAAAACGAATTGCTTTCGCACCAAATTATAATGAAGCATTAGTAAAATTAAGTGATTTTCGTAGAAAATTAATTGAAAAAAGCGTTAAAGGTTCTCCTGATTTGAGACCAATGCATGAACTTTACACATTGCCCGGTGGAAAAAATTATCAAGAATTATTATTAACAATGCCTGAACCTATAGATGATGTGGCAGATATTGCAGGTAAATATGATGATGTAATACAAAAAGATAGATTTGGTGCCGTACTTAATTTAAATGCAATTACAGGCAGTCCATCTGACATTACTTTAAGTCCACAAATGTTAAAAATATTAGACGACGGAAAGATATTAGATATAGGTATTGATAGAAACGTAAGACTAAATAAAGATACAGGTAATATTGAAATATTAAAAAAAGATTATAGAAATCAATCACACACAAAAGATGAACAAAATGTAATTGTTTTTGCAAGAACAAAAGACAGAGTTGATGAAGAAGGCAGAAAAATATTATATGCAGAAGAAATACAATCAGATATGGCACAAAAAGGCAGAAAAAAAGGTCTTGTCATGGGACAAAAAGAAAAAAAAGCATTTATCAATAAAAACAATCCAATAATTTTTGGTGATATTTTAGATTCTATAAAAAAACTCAAAGAAACAACAAACATTGCAGATTTAAAAGCAATAAGAACTCCAACAACTGATGCAAGAGATTTAGAAATTGGTCGAATACAACCAGCGAATCAAACAATTGGGTTTGACAATGATGATTCAGTTATAGTTTTTGATAGTTATCGTCAACAAACAAACAAAGGAAAATTTACTAATGCACCTACAATGGAAAATATAATAAAAAAACAAATGACAAAATATAAATTCCATGAATTAAAAGATAAACGTACAAAAGATTTAACTGATCAAGGTTTTAATAAAGACAATATTAATTTAGTAAACAAAAATGTTTTAGAAGATTTAGGAATAGTTGTACCAAAAGGATTATATTCTGATGTATCAGATTTTATAAGTATGAGAGTACTTAAAGGTAAAATATCAAGTTTCAGAAAATCTGTAGGTGAAAAAATATATAATAGAGAATTTGATAAAACATTTGGTCCATTAGATAAAGAAGGAAACCCAATAAATAGAATAGATGGACAAGAATTGATTGAATTCAATAATAATATATTAAAAAAATTATTGGGAAATACACATCAAAAATTTATGAAAGATACCTTTAAAGAAGAAACAGCAGAGGCATTAGAATTATTTACAAAAATGAATCCAACTAAATATAATAAATTAAAAAATGATGAAAAAATGGATATGACTTTGTCAGATATTGGAGCATTAGATATTGATACAGATACATTCAGAAAATTTAGACAAAACGGTATAACAAAATCAGAATTTGAAGAATTTGTAATTGCACCAAGAATTCAATCAAGAATAAATAGCAGAGTCAAAAAATTAAGTGAGCCAAAATTAATGGACAAAGCAAAATCAAAGAATTTTGATTATTCTGATAATGCTATTGATGAAGTTTTAGATGGTCTAATTGAATTAGATAATAATTTAGATAAAGCTGTAAAATATGAAATTTTACAAAAACCAATAAGTGATATACCATCAGCACCATTTATAGGTTCATCTGAAAGATTTACAGAATTAGGCATTAAAAGATTATTAAAATATGCAAGAGATAATGATTATGATGGTGTATCTTTTTCAACTGGTCGCATACATGATAAAAGATGGAACGAACCGAATTTAACTCAATATTATGATGTTGTAATACCAAAAGTAGCCAAAAACATATTGAAAGGCACAGATGCAAAATTAGAATATAAAACAATATTTACAGATGCAGATTTTAAAAAAGATTTTGATAATAAAAATTTATCGTTAATGGAAGAATTTGAACCAGCATATGACATAAATAAAATATTAGATGAAAATCTTGGAACGCCACAAATTGGTGGATATATTACAGATACACCAACAATATATCTAACACCAGATATTAAAAAATATATTGATTCAGGAATATCTTTATATTCGCCAATTGTTGCAACAGGACTTGCAGGTGCAATTACAAGTCAAATATTAGGTCCTGAGGAAGATATTATTGAAAATGAGGTTGCAAATGTCGGTGAGAGTTAAAAAGGTTGCAAATGCAGAAGTCAGAGCGGCAAAAAAATTTCTTGAAAGAAGAAAAATAGAATCTGATGAAGTTAGTCCAAAAAAATTTGCAACATTAGCCAAAAAATTAGATAAAAGTTTTTCTGAAACATTAAGTATATTGGCAAGAAGATTATCAGGAGGTCAAGTCTAATGGCAGAAGAATTGACATCAAGACAACAAACACAAAAAAATATTGCAGATGCATTAGATTATCTTATGGATAATTATAATATTGGTGATAGAGCAGTAAGAGAAGGTAAATTATCAAATATGGATATCGCAAGAAGTTTTACAGGAGATGTAAAGAGCGATAAATTTACAGAGAATATTGGTCTATTAGATTTAACACCATTAGGTACATATTTTGCTTTTGAAGAAGGCGAAAAGGCAATTCAGAAAGCAGAACCTGATGCATTCAAAAGAAATATGGCAATGTTAGGTGCAATAAGACAACCATTACAAACATTAATAGATAGACCAGAAATAGGTATGCCTGCAATAGAGATGATGGCAGGTGCCGTTGAGGCTGTACCATTTGTCGCAATAGCAACCAAGCCTGTAAAAAAATTTCTGTTATCATTAAAAAAAAAGGCACAATTAAAAAAAGATAATCAAGAAATGATTGAAAAAGAAACATTAAGAATGAATAGAGCCAAAGAATTAGGATTTGATATTGATGCTTATCATGGAACAAGACAAGAAGTGGCTATAAATCCAGTAGAAGCAATTTATGATGGTGTACCTAGAAAAATATTAGTTGAAGAAGAAGGCGCTCCTATTAAAGAATTTTTAGATAAAAGTGATTATGAAGGGGATACACCGAGTATTCAAGATGTAGGTACATTTTTTAGTGAGGACCCTGATGTTGCTAGTTTTTTTGCAGGAGATGGAATAGACGAGGCAGGGCAAGTATATCCAGTAAAATTAAAACTAGAAAATCCCAAAGAATATTTTTCTTATGAGGATTTTGAAGAAGATTTTGAAAACTTTATGACAGAACAATTACAAAGTGGCAAAACTTCTTTTACTGATGAAATAGGCAGTAAAGCATTCAGAGAAAAACTGCAATCAGAAGGTCACGATGGTATTCTCATATCAAGAAGTACCACAGACACAGGTAAACCAAGAAAAGACTATGTAGTGTTTGACCCTAAAAATATTCGTTCTATTTTTGCTAAATTTGATAAAGATAAAATTAATTCAAAAGATATTTTAGCAGGTGCAGGATTTACTGCCTTAGGAACTTTAGGTTCATTGCCAGAAAAAGAATTACCACAAACATAAAAACCCTAGCCAAATTAATGACTAGGGTAGGCGAGGGGAGGACACCTCCTTTAGACTTTATTTAATAAAAGTGCCCTATGCAATACTCTTTCTCGTTGTTTTTGATTTAAATTAGCAATAACATTTAATACCTTGATGGCATTTTGCCTTTCATTCTCAACATTAAAGGTATACTTTCGTGGTTCTCGTGTAATATCAAAGATATGTTCTAATCTTTCCATAGTAAAACCATCTTTCTCACACAAACGTTTTGCTTCTGATTTAGTAATTTTATCTCTCATTGTTTTCTCCCAAAAGAAAAGAGAGGGTTAAACCCTCTCCTTTCCTCTATTTTGTTCTATTATTTCTATTAAATGGTTCTTTTCAAAGACATTAAATGGCATCATCACTTGTTTTTTGATTTTTTTGCCATCTTTTATTTCTTCTTTTACAACCAATTTTCTCAATGTTGCACATGATTTAGCACCTTCTAATTCTTTACCAGTTGTATTAAAGAATTTAACAGCTTGTCTAAATGTGCAAAATTCATCTCCAAGACCCATCAATAAATCAACATTGTTGCCTTGATATTCTTTTTTAGTAGTAAAATTAATCATTTTGTTTTCTCCCATTTTAATGATTTATAATTAATTATAATATTTATATTTATAAATGTCAACACATAAAATGTTTTTTTTAAAGAAAAAGGGGGAAAAATCCCCCTAATCTCTATTTGTACATGCCGATTTTTTCAAAAACAGGCTTTAAGAATTTATTAATCAATCTTTGTTCTTCTTCTGAATAACGATTGGTTTTATATTCTGTTGATTTAAATTCATCTGTATCACGAATCAAACACTTTAAATCAATTAATTGCTGTTCTGTTAATACTATATTATACATAGATGTTTTTCCTTTCATCATATTTATATTGTTGTAATGGGATTTTATCTCCCATTACATTGATAATTTCTACATCTTTACAAGTCTGTAGAAAAAACTGACATGCAAAATCAAATTCTTTGAATGGCATTTTAATTGTTAAACCATCTTCATCAATTTGATTTACAAGTTTGATGACATTATTTGTAGGAAAATATCTGATAAGGTGCATTTCATCATTTGTTCTGATACATGTACCTTTTACATAATAAATGTCCTGATTTTCAAAGCCTTTTTTAATTTGCTTTGTTATCTTTTCGTATTTAAATAATTTTTGCATTTTGTTTTCTCCCGTTTTGCAATTTTTATATTTATAAAAACATAATAACATTAATATATATGTATGTCAAACACAAAATGTGTTTTTTTTAATAAAAATAGTTGTTTTTTTCACACAATATGTGTTGACATTTATATTTATAGAACATATAATATATGTATAAATTAAATTAGTTTTTGGGAGAAAACAAAATGACAAAATATAATACAGATAAAAAAATCAATTGGGGTATTCATTCTGATTTTCAAAAAATTTATGACACACTTTGGGATAAAGTCCCTGCAATGGGAGAAATCAAAGGCAACAATAATAAGAAATTAGAAAAATTTAGAAAAGCCACTCAGGTTATCTATGACATATTCAACAATGGTTTGATGAACAGAGGTAATCAATTGAGAGTTCTTGGTTTGAAAAAATATGATTTAAGTTTGCCAAATGATTATTGTAGACCTGATTGGGATTACAATGAAGAAGTAGTTTGGAATGCTTTTAAGCCAATTCTTTTAGATGCAATTGCAGAACAACTTAAATAGGGAGAAAACAAAATGCAAAAATATTTAATATTACAACCTAATCAAGGTGCAATTTCAGATGGTGTTGCTTATGAAATATCTAGGTCAAATGTAGATGTCATAAGAGATGCTTGGGATAATGGTCATTATAGAGATGCAGGTATAATTAATGCCAATAATCTTAATGAGGTTTTTCAAATTGGTAATATTTATCACGAAAAGGTAGAAAAACTTAATAAATTTTATTCTATATCTTGTGGTGATATTATCATTGATACAGAATCAAAGGTTGCACATTTAGTTGCACCACTTGGTTTTCAAGTAATTAGATGTAACGTTCAATAAAAAATTCTAAATAAATTTAAATAAAAGAGTGTTTCGGCACTCTTTTTTGCTTTCTTTTATAAAAAATGATGGTACACTAATTGTGTTGTTAAGGAGTAACAATGTTAAATCGTGCTAAATTTTCTAAACTTTTAAAAGGAGGTAATAAAATGAAACATGGTTACGGTAAAAAAACTATGGCTAAAAAGAAAGTTAAAAAGATCAAAACTAAAAAAGGCAAGAAGAAATAATATGGAAAATAACCAAAAAGACGTAACAATAGAAGTTACTGGTGTTTCTATGTCTGGGGAGGCATCTATAAATGAACACGACGGACCTATTGAATCAGATAAAGA